GTCAAAAATAAAAATAAAAAAGGGGTAAAAAAGTCAGACAAAAAGGCCCGGAACGATTTTGAAAAACCCGAAAAACATCAGTACCCTTCTCGCAGGTCAAAAGCAATTTATGTAAAGGTTCATCTTTTCTCCTCTGCCGTACAAGATTTCATCTCCTTTTCTTTGTACGCCCTCTTGAACTTCAAGTACAATAAGCATATGATTAATCAGCCAAAACTCCCCCTAGACGAAGTTGCATATATTGCTTTGCTGCCTCGAGCTGAGATGGAATCACGCCTTAGAGCGTTGTGGAATGCTGGCTGGTCCCTTGCAGTTATTGGAGACTCTCTAAATCCGCCTCGCCCCAAGACGACAGTTCATTTCTGGGTTCGTAGAGCTGAAGATGTAAAGCAGTTTAGGAACATCCCAGTTCCCCCTCCAAAGTCCCTCACCACATCCGTGCCTACTAAGAATGCTCCTCGCTTGAGATCCATTTCTCCGGGCGTTCCTGCCGATATCAGACTTAGACTCAGGGAGTTGTCTGTGCTATCAAAACGCTATCGTGCTAAGACATCTCCAGATAGTCCTCTAGCTAAAGCCAACGTTGAGCTAACCCAGATTGCCAAAGAGCTGAGAAGCAGAGGCGTTCCTACCGCTTCTATCGCTGAAGCCGCAGGAGTTACCTACCGAGCTATGGCAAGACGACTGTCCAATGGCTAGAACATACGAAACAGCATCTGGTGTTTATAGCGAAGAGGATCTAGCCGTAGTCATTTGGGTTAACCCTAAAATTTCTAAGCGCCCACAGTCTCGACGCCTTGAGACTATGACTTCTCCTAACTCTAGATATCCAATGGCATTTCCCATTGCCCATCTAACTTCCCACCATGCTTGGAAGACTTTTAAAGTCACTAAGAACCCAAACGATATTGATTCTTTAATAGGCAAAACTTCAAGACAGTCCCCTATACTGGTTCCATTGCCTCTAGCTAAATCCTATCTAGGCTGGGACGAGTTCTACATACCTACCGAATACACCAACCTAGGAGACTAACTATGCGTTCTATCGCAGACATCTTTCCAGCCGTTGCTTGGATTGCTCCAGCTAACTCTGTAGCACTTGCTGACCTCTCCACAAGCGGTCCAAGCCCAGAGGGAACAAGAAAAGTGGACAGAATCCGTGTTGTCCTGCTTGGAAACAACATCCTTATCGCTCAGGACTCTCCAGAAGGCCCTAAATTGGTCTTTAGAGAGGGTTTCACAGCTAGGTTGGTCAACGGGAAGACTACAACGATTAAAACTGACACAGGCAAGGTTGTGGCCTTTACAAAGGATGAGAACTGCGGCTGTGGATCACGCCTACGCACTTGGAATCCATATGGACAAAACAGTTCAGTCTTCTCGACATCGGATCCAACCGAATGAGCGACTTCTCAACTCTTCAGATCGCTCTTCTAGGTCTTGCTACCTATCGCACAACTCGCTTCTTTACTAGGGATACTCTTTTCAACCCCATCCGTAATTGGATTTGGAAAAAATCTCCCCCAGAGAAGTCTTTTATTGGGTATCTCTTTACCTGCGAATGGTGCACCTCAGTTTGGATAGCATCAGGTTATCTATTATCCGCTATCATTATTCCTGAAGTAGCCTACATAGTCATAACCATTTCAGCGTTATCGGCTATTGCAGGATTGTTGACCGCATATGAGGATAAGTGACAGCCCTCATGTTCCGCAGCAGAATTGACGAGGAGTAAACATGGGTATATTCACCAACGACGATTCCACACCAGTCACCCCCGCTCCTAAAAAATCTGCGCCATCAGCACTATCAACTATCTTTACATCTAATCAAGCACAAGCAGTTGTCTACTCAACACCTCGTGCACTTACTGCAGCAGCAGCGCAATTAAAAGTAAATGACAAGGGAGAATACGAACAGTTTAGAGTTCGTCGTGCAGCAGCATCTAGCGCATGGCAAGCCGAAGCTTGGGAATACTACGACGCAATTGGTGAAGTTAAATATGCTTTCAATCTTGTTGCATCAGTAGTTTCAAGAATTAGAATTTATGCAGCGGTCGTTGATGATCCTGCAGAAGCACCAGTATCAGTTCGTAACTCAGATAGAGTCGAAGATCGTCTTGCACAAGCAGCAGAGCGTGCTCTAGATAGGCTAAACTCTGCATATGGCGGACAAGCAGGATTACTTAAAGATGCAGCTCTCAATCTTTCGGTTGCGGGTGAGTGCTATCTCGTACAGATGCCCGCTCGTGCTGGAGCTGGTCTTCCCGAGTCTTGGGATGTTCGTTCTGTTGACGAAGTAACAACAGATCCAAAGGGCGGATTTAATGTTGTTGGCCGCCGTGAACAAAGCACTGGTTCACAGAGTACAAGCAACGGTATCGCTACAAAACTTTCAAAGAATGCATTCGTAGGACGCATTTGGCGTTCACATCCACGCTACTCAGATGAAGCAGATTCATCACTTCGTGGATTGCTTGATCTTTGTGCTGAACTTCTTCTATTGAATAGGACATTCCGTGCTACTGCTCGTTCTCGCCTTAATGCTGGCGCTCTTTATCTTCCAGATGGTCTTTCGGTTGCGGCGCAAGCGGATCCAGACTACCCCTACGATTCTGAAGATGGTATCGGCGCAGGGTTTACTGCTGAAGAAGCAGAGGATGAATTCGAAGAACAATTAATGGATGCGATGACGACTCCTATCAGAGATGAAGAGTCAGCATCGGCAGTTGTTCCGCTAATCATTCGTGGTCCTGCAGAACTTGGCGACAAGATTAAGCAGTTTAAGTTTGAGCGTTCATTTGACCCAGCACTCGCACAACGTGCTGATCGTGTACTAGAGCGCATCTTGCAGGGGCTAGATGTTCCAAAGGATGTTGTTACTGGCTTAGCTAACGTTAAGTATTCAAACGCATTGCAGATCGATGAAACTCTTTACAAGTCACACATCGAACCATTGATGTTGTTGATTGCAGATGCACTCACAGTTGTTTATCTTCGTCCATACCTTATCGCAAGCGGTTTTACAGATACAGAAGTAAATCGCCTTGTTGTTTGGTATGACCCATCAGCAATTGCAACTCGCAATGACCGTGCAGCAGATGCTGACTCAGGCTTTGATCGTGGAGCAGTTTCTTACGACACATGGCGTCGTGCTCATGGCTTCTCAGACCAAGATGCACCAACTCCAACAGAGATGGCAATCCGTATGCTCTCAGAGCGAGGAACGCTAACCCCAGAACTTACAGAAGCAATGCTTGGAGCAGTTGCACCAGATGTTATGGCTGCAATTCGCACCGCACAGCAAGAAGCTTCCGTTGCCCCACTACCTCCAGAGGTTGAGCAAGCATTACAACAAGCATCTGCAGGTGCAGAAGCAGCAGGGAATGTTGCAGAAGCTCCAGCAGAAGAGCCAACACCTGAGGCAACAGAGAATGTCTGATCAGCCAATTGACAATGTAGTTACTTCACTTGTTTCAGCGGGAGATCCGTGTTGGGAAGGCTACAAGCAAGTTGGGATGAAAGAAAAGAACGGAAAAATGGTCCCCAACTGTGTGCCTGTTGATGCTTCAGATGATTCAGAGTTTGCAGCAAAGAAAAAGCGCACTATCTCTCAAACTCCAGCTCCTAAGAAAGATCAAATTAAAGGTTCTAGCAAAAATAAAAAAGGATCTGCATCAGGTTCTCGCAAAGTAGTTTTTTCTAAAGCAGTCGAAAAGTCTCTTAAAGATAAAGTAGAAACTCACAACGAGAAAGCTAGAGAAGGCCGTCGTGCAACTCTAGGAATGCTCAAGGCGGTCTATCGCCGTGGTGCAGGTGCATACTCGGTATCGCATCGCCCCGGAATGACTCGCAACGGTTGGGCAATGGCTCGTGTTAATGCGTTCCTCAAGTTGCTTAAGTCTGGTAAGCCAGCGAACTCAGCTTACAAGTCAGATAATGACTTGCTCCCAGCAAAGCATCCTCGCTCAACAAAGAAGGACAACTCAATCACTGCTTCTGCTGGATTAGTTCCAGAAGAATCAGACCTAGCTAATGCTCTCATTGAGATCGCTGAGACGTATGGAAAGTTTAACGAAGATGCAACAGGAATCTGGGCAGGATACACACCTCCAGCAGAAAATGATGTCAGAGGTATCGGAGTCAAATGCTCTAACTGTGTTCTATACATGGGTAATGGGGCGTGCAGAATCATCGAATTTGAAGTCGAGGACGAAGGTAAGTGTCGTTTCGCAGTTATCCCAGATGGCGTCGTTGATGTTGGCGTTCTCGAAGGAGAAAAACTCGGAAGAGACATCCAATCGCTAGAAGAGCTCCAACAAATCGCAGAAGAATATAGATTTGAACAAGAGCTAGCAGTAGAGATCCTTCCTGAAGAAGAATACGACTCACCAGAACACGCTATTCTTTCCTTAGCAGAGTTTTCAGGATTTGGTTACGAAGCAGAGCATGCAGTTCGTGCATCTTGGCTTCGTGGAGTTCGCAGTGGCGATAATCCTTTTAAAAGAGCATCTAATTTTGCAACACTAGGTTATGAAAGTTTAGATTCAGATTTATTGCCTAAAAAGGGAGAAGACGATGTCTAAGAAGAGTCAGAAAAAACTTCATATTGTTTCTCAGAGCGATACTATCTTCTCAACTCGTCAACAGGCACGCCTAATCCGCAACGAAGCGTTGCAGATGATCGAATCAGCAAACGAATTTACAACCAACACTCGTAGAGTCAATCGCCGTTCAGCTTTCCGTGTTGTTTCTCGATCACTTCACTCATCTGAAGGTCTTCCGTTCTCAGTTCGCAAGCACCAAGCACTTACAGAGCTTTCAAACTACATTGCATTAGCAAAGCACAACAAGGTAGTTGGCCTCACAGCATTCAACACCGATCTTCTACCTCTTACACACCCACGATCAACTCGTGCACACTCCATGACCGCATCTGCAATGATCCGCTCACAGGTTAAGTGGGTTACAGATGATCCACGCATCACAGACGACACTGCTAGAGCACTTCTTGCATCTGCAATGCTCGCACCAATTAACTCTCCAGAAAAACTTTACGCAATTACACGCCTTGAGAACCTCCCACAAGGCCACATCCCACTAGAAGCAATCACTGCAGCATACGGTGGAGGTAACTCTGCTGCTGCAAAGCGTGCTCGTGTTGCTCTCCAGCTCCGTGATCGCATCGGCCGTTGGGTTGAGATGTTTGGTGGTCTTGGTATTAAGGTAAAGCGCCGTGATGGAAGCACAAGTGCTCTCACAGGTCGTGCAGTTGGTCAGAACATCTACAGCCCTGCTCTTGCAGACGTAGAGCTCAACGATGGTCGTATTGTTGCAATTCCAATTCGTCAAGCACGAGGTGGAACATTCCTTCCAAGTGATGAATCAAGAAAAGATGGCTTTACTAAAGCTGGTTCAACATCTGATGATATGGGCGATCCAATCATTGACGAAGCAGACCTTACATTTATGGAAAGCCCTAGCTCATTTGATAAAGATGAGAAGGGTAGCAAGCAGGGAACAACTAAGTACACAGACCAAGCTTACGATGTAGTTAAGTTTGACGACAACAAGCGTGCTCTTGCAGATCTCTCAGAAACAAACAAGCGCAGAGCAGAGCAGGACTTAGACGATGCTGCAGTTGACAAGCAAGGAGAGACAGATCCAGATTCAGGAAAGCAGTTCTGGGATCCATCACGTCCTATCTATGCAGTTTCACGCCGTGGCGGAACTCCTTTTGCATATACACAGAACTGGAACGATGCACAGCAAAGAATTGCAGCTGATCAGAGATTCCTAGATGAAGAAGAGGGTCGCACACCTCTTGCACGAATTACACAGGATGACAACACTCCTGAGGATGAGACTCCACTTGTAGATCAGCAAGATAAGTTTAAGAAAGAAGAAATCGCACGTCTTCCAGAACAAGAAACTGCAAAAGCTCCATCAGATTTTAAATACAAAGTCCCAGAAAATACATATGAGATAACAGATCCAAAGGCTCCATATCGTTCTGTTTCAGAGTATGACGATCCTGCATCTCTTGCAAACATGTTCCAAGGCGATGAACTCATTGACGCACTTGATGACTCAATGGATACAGGTTTGGGCCGTCTTCAGTTCCCTGAAGAAGGAGAAGATCGTGGTGGAGAGCAAGAAGTTCCAGCAGAGGCAATCCTTAAGGCAATTGATGAAAAGGGTGGAGACGCAGAACTTGCACTCGCACAAGCATACGATAAGCGTCTTGGTACAACGGAGAATGAGGATGCACTATCTGCACAACGTGAAGCAGATAGAGAAGGAAAGATTGGCGAGCCAAAGAAGCTCGGAGAAGTATTTGACGAAGTAACAAAGGCTCCAGAACCAGAAACAGAGGCACCTGCAGAAGAAGAAACTCCTGTTGCAGAGATTCCAGAGATTACTGAAGATGCAGAACCATCTAAACTTCCAGCACTTCTTGAGGGGCTTACAGAAGAAGAAAAAGCAGACTTCCAAAAGAACGGTGACTACACACCATATCTTCCAAAAGATGGACCTGTTGATTGGCCAGAAGGCTCAACACCTCCACAAGATAGAGAACTTACACCAGAAGAGCGTAAGCAAGCTCTTGAACTTGCTAACTCGGATCTATCAGATGACGACCTAATCGAGTCATATAACGGCGCTGTTAAGAATCTTTTTGACGAAAACGGATCTGCACCTTTCGGTGTTGAAGATGAGAATAGTGAAGTACAGACTGTTCAGATTCCAAGTGAAGTTCTTCGTGATGCAATTAAATTGCGTGACTACGGTATGGACGAAGTCAACAGAGCAGTGTTAGATGGTGCATACGATCCTGTAGAGGAAAAGGCTCCAATAAAGTTTAAGAAGAATAAAGAAACAGGTCGTATGGAACACGACTTGGGTGATAACACAGTTGTCTCATATGGAAAAGATGAGTCAGGCAACTGGTCTGCGGATGCAACTCGATTCAGTCCTGATGGTGGTGTAGACGCTGAAGAAAACTACCCTGCAAAAAATAAAAAAGAAGCTCGTCAACTTGCAGAAGATGTTATTAATTCTTACAACGAAACCCAAGACATTATTGACCCAGCTGATCTTCCAGAGCAGCCAGCTGAAGATGAGGAAGAAGCTCCTGTAGCAGAACTTCCTGAATCAAAGACTCCAGCACCAATAGACGAGAAGATCGGCTCTAAGGCTGGCAAAGATCCTCTTAAAGAAGGCTATACAGTCGACGAGTGGTTGAATGATGAAGTTTCAGAAACTGTCTTCCACGACATGCTTAAGAAGAATAAAGATTTTACAAGACTAGCTGCTCTCTATAACGACCCTACATTTAACAGCCCTCTTATGTCTGACTATCAAGATCAGCAGATGGAAGGCTTTGAGTCTGGTAGTGAAGCAGAAGCAATTGATATTGGAGAGCAAGGCTTTGAGCCAACCCCAGCAGGTCGTATTAGTTATGCAATGGATCTTCTCGAGAACCCAGACGACTTTATTCGTGGCATGCACGGTAGAAAAGGTGCACGCACAAATCAAAACTTAAGAAATATCCTTAACTCAGCGGACGAGCAATTCAAGGCTGCACAGGAAGAATTAGATGAAACAGATGTTTTTGAAAATAAAGCAATCGACTCTATTCGTGCAACTCTTGCAAAGGAAATTGCAAAGCTTGATAAGCAGATTGAAAAAGATAAGAAGGTAGAAGAAGAAGCAAAGATTGCTCCTCAGATAAAATATCTTCTTAACGGAGACCGTCTTGAGCTACGCTCTGGTAAAAAGGTCCCACTTAAAGATCAGCGTATAAAAGACTTTTTAGATGAGAATGGTTTTGAGTGGAATGACGCAGTCAAGGCTGAAACAAAGTCTGGCATGGATGAAGCAAAGGCTAGAGACTTCCTTCGTAAGTTAAGAGATAATTTTGGGCTTGATCTCATCCCACGAGAAGGACAACCACCAATTGATCTTGACTCTAAAGATGAAGTAATTGAAACTCCTCCACTACCAGAAGCAGCTCCAGCGTCCCCACCTTCAGGTCCACCAAACCTCTCGCCTGAATTCCTTAGAAGTCTTCTCAGAGCAGTTCTAGAAAATGAACTTAACGGTCAGAGATTCCCACGCAGTATTATGACTAGAGAAGAACAAGAGTTCTTCGATTCTTTAGATTTTAATGAAGATGGGTCACGCACAACTATCGATGACAGAGCAAAAATTGTCAGAGATATGATGGATAAATTAGGTGTTGAGCCTAGTGGATTTGGCGAAGAGTTTTTTGATAAGCCTGAAGAAGTATCACCAAAAGAAAAGTCTCTTAAAGAAAGAGAAGATGAAGAGTTTGGCAAGTTCTTACCTCTACCAGAGACTCTACCTGACGGCTGGGTAGAAGATGAAGAGCGTGGGTATAACGAAGTTTATTTCATGCAAGCTGTTGAAAACGAGAACGGCGACAGAATTGTTGGAACATATAGTAAAGATGGAAGTGCAGAGCCATACTGGTCAGTAATCGCTGACTTTGACTCACCAGATTCATTTAAGTCTTTTGAAGATGCACTTGATTTCTATAACAAAAATTCTGGAAAGCAAGCAGAAGACACTGCCAAACCAGAAACTCCTGAAGACACTACACCTGTAGAAGATGTTGCTCAGCCAGAAACACCAACACCTTCCGAGCCATCCTCACTTAACGATAAAATTTTAAAGCGTGATGGCATCCAGATGATTAAGGTTACTGGCCCAGATGGACAAGAGATTGAGACACCAGTCTTTAATCTTCGTGGTCGCCCTATGGTTTTAATCAACGTCAATGGAGTACGCATACCGTTCTATATCAGTTCAGGTAAAGGCGGAAAAAAGAATGTTCCTGTCGGAAAATGGTATCCAATATTTGGAATTGGATCAGACGGCTGGTTTAATAAGGGCTTTGAAGAAGAAATTAATGACTACTACGGAAGCCCGGAACTAAGGGCAGTAGCAGAGTGGCTTGACTCCAATATGGGAGATATCCGTAAAGAAGATATGCCAAAAGTAAGTGAAATTACTCAAGAACTTCGTGATCAACTGAATAGAGACCTATCTCCTGGTCAATATTATGCAAGCGGTGTTGTCTATGCAAATAGAGAACTTGCTCTCGCAAGAATTAATGGAGACAAGGATAGAGTAGCTGAGCTAGAAGCAAACCTTGATCGACTAGTAGCTGATCAGGCAAAATTTGAAGCTCAATTACTAGAAGAAGACGAGTTATTAAAAGAAAAAGAAGAAGAAGCTAAAGTATCTGTCGAACCAGACAACAAAGCTATTGAGGATCGAGTATCAGAGATAGATGCTGAAATATCAAGGGTTATTAAGGATAATCCAGAAGGCACTCTTGATCAAGATGCTTTAGGTGACCTATTCCGTAGAAAGAGTAATCTTGTAGGGGACTTCGAAGAGTCTGATAAAAAATTTGAAAAAAGAGTTGCAGATGTTTTAAAGGCACTAGAGACAGAAAAAACTAATATCGAGCTTGCTATTAATAGCACTGCTCCAGCAGAAGAAATTGCTGAGCTACAAGAAAAACTAGCTAAAGCAGAGAAGCTTATAGGTGATGTTTCAAAGTATTACAAAGACTTTAAAGATATAAAGTTTAAAGTTGAAGGCGCTAAATTAAATCTATCTGAAGAAAATCTAGACTCCGAAGAGCAAGCTATTCGCCTAGACATAATTGAAAAGGGTAGAAACGACCTAGAAAAGCTTAAGAGTGATTTTAGTGTTGATGCTGTTACAAATAGAGAGCCAGTTTCAGAAGAAACTGTAATCCAAGAAGCAATAGACGATGCAATGACTGGAGAAGGACCTAAGCTAACTCTTCCAGAGCTTATTGATAAATTAAAGCGTAAACTATTAGACGACGAAAGCGTTGGTCCTTTCGGTTCTAGACGTGACATGATTAGTAAATTAATGGTGCAGAAGTGGGGTTATGGCCTACGTCGTATGGAAAGTCCATATATCCAACGAGCAATGAGCGAATATAGAAAAGAATTAAAGAGTCTTTCTGATGAAGAACTTATTGCAATGGTTAACAACTACTATGACGAAATGGATGCTCGTCTTGCAGAGGAACTAGCTCCTCGTGTAGCTCCTCCTACAGTTCTAACTCCTGAAGAAGCTGCAGAAGAGTACAGAAAACGTCGAGTTAAAGAAATCAAGGAGCGCAAAAAGCGTGAGCGTGAAGACAAGCTCCTAGAAGAAGATGAGAAGGCTAAGAAAAAAGAAGAGCCTACTCCTACGACTACTGCAACTCCTGAAGTTGTAGAAGAAGCTCCTACTACTCCAGAAGTAAGAGACCCAAAAGTTAAATCTAAGCTTGTAGAAGCAAGAAAAATTTCTGCTCTCACATCAGAGCTACAACCAGGCGATGTAACTGCTGATGACTATTTCACAATTACTAAAATTGAACCAGGGTTTACAAAGAGAAGAGACGGAGTATCCGTACCTTCTTCTTGGATTACTGGATACTACCCAGGATCAAAGGAACAAAGAACAAAGCTTTGGGCAGACGATATTACTTTTGATATTTATCGTGGAGCTACACCTCCAGCAAAGGGAGATCTCGAAGAACTTAGCAAGCCAGATATGAAAGAATCTGGAGCTATAGAGCCAGTAGGAGTAGATTCAAAGGGTAACAACGTTTGGGACTTTAAAAATCCAGCTGATAAAGCAGACTACGAGGCAAAACTAGCAGAATATAAAGAAGAGCTAGAGCGTCGTAAGGCTACATGGCAACCTCCAGAGGTTGAAAAGACAGAGCCAGCATTTACCCCCGCAAACACTCTTCACGTTGTAAATGCAGTTGGAAAAGATTTAAAACCAGGCGACATTGCATTTAAAAAAGATGGCGACGAGTTAGGCGAGTTTTTTGTTATTGAAGAAGTTCTTCCAGGCACAGTTATGGTTGATCGTGCAGATGGAAAGCCAGCTGAAGAGAAAGTTCAAATCCGTGGATACTATCCAGGACACGAATCACAAGTTAAGGCTTGGAAGGTTGGGACAGGTATAGACGTCCTGCGTGGTGAAGACCCAGCAAACATTCCAGCTAAGGGCGATAAGCCAGGAATTGAAAGCATTGCACCAGGAACTTTGAAGGGTCAAGCTTACAAAGACAAGAACGCAGAAATTGCAGCACTAAGAAAAGAAGCTTCAAAGGGTTACACTCCAAATCTTGAAGCTGTAGAAATCCCTAAGGTTTCTGTAAACCGTCCTTCAGATTGGGATAAGGGCAATCGTCCAGCATTCATTGGTTCCGCAGCAGAGTTGGCAAAGCTTAAGGATGGCGCAGCTATCTGGGAAGCCCTTAAGGGTAAGAGAGTTGTCTACTTTGACTTTGAAACTATTGGAAAAGGCTTCGACTCAGACAATCCAGACCAACCAATTCAAGTAGCAGCAGCTGTATTTGAAAACGGCGAAAAAGTAGACGAGATAAATCTATTTATAAATCCAGGAGTTCCTCTTGACGACTACTACTACTCACAAGGTAAGGGAAAGAATAAGAAGCCATATCTAGATAAGGATGGCAATAGAGCTCTAAACCCTGAAAGAGTTATCGACAATAATGGAACAAAGGTAGATGATGCTTTTCTAGCTACTCAGCCTGGTCTTGAAGAGCAGCTTCGTAAGTTTGCAGAGTTGCTAGGTAAAGATGCAATTCTTATTGCACATAACGCTGAGTTTGACACTAATACTTTTGAAAAGTGGGCGCAGAAGCTTGGTATTGATTACAACTTTAGTGGAGTAATTGATACTTTAGAGCTTGCACGCACCTTTGGTAATAGATACAACGACTTAGAGGCAGTTGCAAAGAGATACGGTATTGAAAAGGATCCTTTATTCTGGCATAACGCTGCATCAGACTCTGAAGTCCTACCAGAAATTCTTGAAAAGCTTCTTAAAGATGCTCAACCAGATAATCCACAATTTAGTCCTGAAGATCGTATGTCAGAGTTTAACGCTCAGCGTGCTAAGTGGCTACGAGATATGGCAGATTGGAAGAAGCAAGAAACAGATCTTGCTGCTGCAGCTGCACTCAAGGATGGATTGGCAGGTAAGCCAGTACCAACAGATGCCGAGTCACTTACCGAAAAGCCAGAATCATCATTCGGTCCAGACGGAAGCACAGAATCTGCTGACGAGCATCAGTTCGAATCAATTTTTGGTGGAACAATTACCAATAGTTGGATTGAAGACGATGAAAATACATTTATTGTTGATGAAGGTAATGCAAAAGTACAAGACATTAGAATTGGTGACTTTGTACCAGCTAAAGATGGCGGATACCACGAAGTTATAGATCTTCTTCAAGATCCAGAAGATCCAAACGGAACTATTGTTGTTCGCAAGATTGTTGCATCTGGAAATCTCTACAGCACACGAGTTACAAAGAAGAACTCTCCAGGAATTGGTTGGGCTAACGGAGAAACCCTTAAGGGAACACTGCGTCGTCGCAACGAACTTGCTGGTAAGACACCTGCAGAGATTAGAAAGCTTATAGAAAAGCCTGTAGCTATAGATCCAGTACCAACAGTTAAGCCAAAGGTTTCAACACCTAAGGGATCTAAGACAGTAACTACTGATGAACTACAGAGCGTTGTTGGCGAAGCAATTAAGACAATCACCTCTGGTTCTAAAACAGATGCATCGTCTGAAGAAGCAATTAAGGGTCTCCCAGTTGATGACACAGTTAAGTCATTGGTTCTTGAAGATCGCACTGATGGTTCTATGTTCCATCTTTCAGCTAGCGGTGTTCCTCTTAAGGTTGGCGACAGAGTTCGTGGCGTTAAGACAGGCCGTATGGGTGAGGTTAAAGCATTTATTGGTTCTTATGGCACTAGAGGATATAAGAATTATGTCAAGGTTAAGTTTGATGATGCTGCAAAGCGTGAAAACATTTCAGCTGGTGCACTAGAAATTATCAATCCTGATGATGGTGGCGGTTTCTTTAAAGATCCAACCCCTCCTAGCACTGGAGAGCCAGTAAACCCTAACACTACTCCAAAATCTTTAGAAGAAATATATTCAACTCTTGAAACCCCAGAAGCGTCTGAAGTTGTAGATAGAGAAGCAAGAACCAAAGCTTGGAAAGAAAACGAAGAAAAGAGAATGAAGTACGCTCTTGATCTTAACTACCGCAAGGTAAGTCCTGAAGCATTAAAAGAGCTTACAGAAGCAGTAAATAGTATTTCTGTTTACGGAAAAGGACATAGAAGATCTTTCATAGCCTTTATGCCTAATCTATCAACTGGAGAACCTCTAAGAAGAGAATATACCTTCTTAAAACCAACTAAAGATGATGTTAAAAAGTATGGCAAAGAAGAAGGCGACATTCTTGTAATGTCAGGTCCTAACAACACTGATGCAATTATTAAGTCAGATGGGACTATTATTTACAACGATAACCCAGCTGCTCCTAACTGGATGTTTAGTGTTGTATCTCCAGACCTATACACAGCGGTTGAGAATAAAGATAAAGTTACTTTCCCTCTGGGAGAAAACCCTAATCTAGAAAAAATGGGAATGATCTCACTGAACCAAGAGTTTCCAGAAGAACTTACTGGTAGCCCAGATGAAGGTCCAGACCCCGAGTTTATTTCAGCTCTATCTCCCCTTGAGCCAAAAATAATTAAGCCAACTAAACAACAGCAAGCAGTAATAGATGCTGTAGTCGATGGCAAGGATGTAATTGTTCAAGCTCTTGCTGGAACAGGTAAAACCAGCACACTGAAGATGGCTGCAAGGGCTGTTGCAGAAAAGTATCCAGATAAAACTATTCTTTATATTGCATTTGGTAAAGCTGTAGCTGCAGAACTCAACGCAGATCCAGATCGTCCATCAAATATGATTGCAAGAACCAATACACAAGTTGCTTGGCACCATGCACCAACTTGGATGCAACAGCGTAGCTTTAAGAAGGACTCCATTGGACTTCCATCAGATGTCGCAGATCATCTTGGGATTGGACCTGTCAAGGTTGTAGAAATTAAAAAAGATGGCGAAAAGGTAAATGCAACTCTTTCAAGTAGAGAAGTTGTTAAATCAGTTCGTGATGCTGTTACAGCGTTTGCACAAAGTGCGGACGAAAAGATTATGCCTAAGCACTTCACAGATAACTTTGTAGACATTCCTGAAGTATTCATTGATTACGCAAACCGCTGGTGGGATGATATTTCAAGCCCTAAGGGTAAGCTAACAATGAACCAGTCTTATCCAGAAAAGTATGTACAGCTTAACGGCATTGATGTGACGATGTCTCCAGACTCAGAAACTACAAATCCAGACAAAGTAATACCTGCAGCAGATATTATCTTCTTCGATGAGGCTCAGGACATTAACGATGTTGCTGGTGACTGGGTTCGTAAACAGCCTATTCAAAAGGTATTTGTTGGAGATGGCAATCAATCTATCTACGGATGGCGTGGAGCAAAAGATCAGTTGGACACTCTCGAAGGAGCAGAAAAACTCCAACTTACAGAGTCATTCCGCTTTGGTCCAAATATTGCTGCAGTTGCTAACCGTTTCCTTGCTGTTGCTGGAAAGCCAGAAAAAGTTATTGGATTAAGTAAAAACGAAGGAAAAATTGTAGAAGATCTTGCAGATATGCCTGATCCAGATGCAGTACTTGTTCGCACCAATGGTGGTGCATTTAAAGCAATGATCGAGTATTTAGATCAAAACAAGACTGTTGGAATTAGTCAATCAACCAAGACACGACTTGAAGAGGCTATTGAAACAGCTACTTGGATTATGAATGGCAAAAAGAAAGACTCAAAGCCATCAAAATATAATGCAGAACTTGGTATGTATGACTCTTGGGAAGAGATTGGACTTTTAATAAAAGATGGAAAAGCCCGTGAAGTTAAATCTCTTTATGATTTAATAAATCAAAACGGTATACAGAACCTTCGTGATATTTTAGGTCGTGTTGTTGTAGAGCGTGAAGAAACTGCAGAAAGCAAAGCTGCTCTTGCAAAATACAAGCCTCTTACCTTAGACAAAGTAGAAGACGGCTCTACTGGAAAAATAGATAGTTCTGTCACATACAAAATTGAAGGCAATGATATTGTTCTTACTGGATTCTTTAAGTATAACAATGAAAAACTTAAAGAAGCAGGGTTCAAGGCAAGAAAAGATAAAGATGGTAATTGGGCAAAAGATCGTCGTCTTACAATCGAAGATGACCTTAAAAAGGTTGACAAACTTAATCAACTTAAAAAGATTCTTGAAGGCGTAATTGAACCAGTAAAGGCAGATGTAGTAATTACTACAGCACACCAATCAAAGGGTGCTGAATACGATTCAGTTCGTATATATGACGACTTTTGGGGTCCAAAAGACGTTAAAGGCAGTGTCGATAAAGAGCTACCAGCACCAGAAGAGCTTCGTCTTGCATATGTTGCAGTGACTCGTGCTAAGAAAGAAATCTACCTAGGTCCTTTGACATGGGTGTATGACCACACATCTGAAGAAGATGAGCAAGTAACCCCTTCTTCATCTACTATAGAAGCAATGTCTAATATTGAGACAGATCCAACTCCTGTAACACCAGAAGAGTTTGATAATGAAGTACAAGAAACTGCAAAGAAAATTGATCCAGCAACTCAGAGGATTGCAGATGCAATTATTGCATCTCTTGAGAATGGAAATGTTCCTTGGCGTAAGCCTTGGACTGGCGCAGGTTTTCTTCCAACTAGTGTTGCGACTGGTAAAGTATACGAAGGTTCAAATGTTATTAGCCTCTGGGCTGCTCAGCAAGCAAATGGCTGGGTAGATAACCGCTGGCTCACATACAAGCAAGCAGAAAAGCTTGGCGGAAATATTAAGCGTGGCGAGAAGGCAACTTCAATCATCCACTGGGCTCCAAAGTTTAAGCAAGTAGACCAGCCAGATGGAACCACTAAAGATGTGTTTATCTACACACCGCCAAAGATTATTAACGTATTCAACGTAGAGCAAGCAGAGGGGTTAGATCTTCCACCTCTTGTTACTCCTGATCCAATACCAGTAAGTGATGCAGAGAGAATTCTTTTAGAAACATTCAAAGATCATCCAAAAATTAATTACGGGCGTCAAGATAGCGCTTATTACATGCCAATAAATGACAATATTTATCTACCTCTCCGTGAGCAGTTTGGTTCAGAGCAAGATCTTTTTGAGACACTAGTTCACGAACTTGCACACAGCACAGGACACCCATCTCGTGTAAATCGCACAGAGCTATTAGAAAACTATGGAAATCACAAAGCCAGCCGTGGAGAAGAAGAACTTATTGCAGAGATTTCTGTTGCAATTGTTGCAGGACGCCTTGGCGTTGAGATTGATTTTGGCAACATAACTGCATATGCACAGTCATGGCTTAGGGCTCTTAAGAATGATCCAACAATGATTATCAAAGCAGCCAAGCAAGCACAAAAGGCTGTAGATCACATGCTAGGCAAGCAAGAAGAGCCAGCAAAGGTTGATGAAGAAGGAAATCCTACTGAACCTGTTGGCGAAGGTGTTGGTAGCGAAGGTAAGACAGGCGATCAGATTGCAGAAGATGCAGGATTAAAGCCAGAATCAACTCCAGAGCCAAATGTAGGAGAGCAGGGTAGAACTGGAGAAGAGATTGCAGAAGATGATATAAAACCTGCTGGCGTAAAAGGTGGGCACAGTCTTAGCCCTAGAGAAGTATATAGCTTACAGGTAGCCCAGAGTGATCTAGACATTAAAAAAGTATATGCTGCAGAAGAAGTATGGACCCCTCAACAACAAAGACCTTTTAAACCACCTGTTGCCCCTAAACGTGCAGATTTCTCAGATTCAGACTCTTATAAAGCAGCTTTTAAAAAATACTCTAAAGATTACGATGATGCATATCGAGAAATGTCAAGATATGTTGAATCTCCATTGGGAGAAAAACATCTAAACGGATCTGCAAAAGGTGTTAAAAACTATGTAGAAGATATAATCACCGCCGATTGGTTTGTAGAAGCCTTTGGTGACGGAGGACGAATGGGAAGACCTCCAGTCAGTTTGATCACTAGTAAAAAAGCAGGTGGTAAATATAGTTATGGTTTTAAAGACGGTGTATTTTTTTCAACATTAAAAATTAACAGCCTTTTATCAAGAAACGAACCATCTATTCTTCACGAAATCGCTCATTTTGCTACAGCAATTAGCGTGGCAGAGGGAATGGATGCTCATGGGGTAGAATATAGAATGAATTATATCTATATCACTGATAAAGTACTTGGTCGTGAAGCTGCAGAAGGTCTTAAAGAATCTTACAGAAAGGCAAATCTAAATGTCGGATGATTTTGAGTATGAAATTGTGGATCCTTTAGGTCCTGACTACAACCCAGAGCCTTCTGAAGAACCTATCCCTGAAGAAGACGAAGACCTAGAGGAGACGGTATAATAATGGCTAAGTCAGATAAAGAAAAGTACAACGAAGCTGTTGTTGCTGCTTATCGCAAGATTATCGAGCTAGCAGAGGTTGATCCTAATGCTGACTCATACGAGCCTGAGGATGAGGAAAAGCTATGAGACTCTCTAACGCAAAGACCTATCCTGTAGAAGGTATGTCCTTAATCTATGCAAACGGTGAAAACGTTGTGTATCAAGCAGTTTTTCAAACAGAGCGATTTGGAACTTACACTAGAGTAGATGGCGAATGGCTTGCTCTATCTCCTGAAGACACAAGTCTTGAAAACCTTTCAATTATGGACATTCTTCCTGCCGACTACAAAGTAGTTACTGATATGTTCGATACTGCTCAAAAATCAAATGTCTACCTTAAATATGATCAAGTAAAAGACTATGAAGTTGTATATTCTTTTGAAGAGAGTGGTAAGTCTATGACTGCCGCAGTTGAGACATCTGAAGGATGCCCCCCTGCTACATCAGATATCGCAGTCAACTTAAAAAACAGAGAAGGTGCTATCAAAACGGCTGGTTATGGCCCAATGAATCCAGCACTTCCAAACAATGCGTTTTGGCAAGCAAAGGCAGACCGCTGGACTGTCCCAGTTGAAGATGCAAAGAAATCCCTGTGTGGAAACTGCGCTGTATTCATTCAAACACCAAAAATGCTTGACTGTATTGCTTCTGGACTTGGAAACGAGGCTGGAAATGATGCTTGGGGCTCAATCGAGGCTGGCGATCTAGGGTATTGTGAAGCATTCGACTTTAAATGTGCAGCTTCTAGAACATGCGACGCATGGGTAGCTGGCGGACCAGTAACTGAGGAGTCAGGAAAAGCATAATGGAGTTCATCGGTCGTAACGGAACTAGAGTCCTTTTTGTCTCGGACGATAAGGGTGTTGTTGTAGACGACTCTCAGAACATTGTTGCTGCTTTAGATATTAAAGAACCTCTTATTGCTTCATTTCAATGGGATTCCAAGGGTGATCGTCCTACAGGCGCATCGGTAGAACTTGCTGCTGCTGCTTTAACATCTCTTGATATCAAGGTATTTTCAAATAATGACCGCATGTATACAATTCCAGACTCTGTTATTGCAGAGGCAAAGCGTGGACTTGCTTGGCGTAAGGAAGAGAACCGTGGCGGAACTTCAGTCGGTCTTAACACTGCTCGCACACTTGCTCGTGGTGGACAAATCGGTATTCGCAAGGTTCGTCATATTGCAAAATACTTCCCACGTCATCAAGTAGATAAAAAAGGAACTGGTTACAAGCCGGGACAAAAGAATTATCCATCAAATGGCCGAATCGCTTGGGCGCTTTGGGGTGGAGATGCCGCAGAGCGTTGGGCATCAGCAATCGTAGAACGTGAGAATAAAAAAGCTAAGTCAAACGCAATGATTGCTTATGGCTATGAGTCATACGAGCATGAAATGCCTAAAGCAGTTGACTATGATTCTTTTATCACTTCCAAGAGTATGCCTGAAGACAATGTAATTGAATTTTTTGTTCGCATCCGTATGGATGGATCTGGCATTGACCGTCTATATCGCATCGAGCCAGACGGTTTGATGTATGTGTGGGATGACGGCAACTGGGACGATATGGGTAACCCAGAAAACGACCACAGTAGCTACGACAAGATGCTTGATGACATTGACGATGTTGTCCTTAAAACTCATATGCCAGTTGACACAGAAACTGCTCTTCTTATTGCAGCGCTTCTAGACAACGAGCCTTTGATTGCTCACAGGGTTGACAAGATTCAACCAGAAGAATACAAGATGGTTATTGATGCTCAGCCAGAACTGGACTATGAGCTTATGGATGAAATTATTATGTTTGACGAAGAAGCGTCTATGTGGGATATGGATGACTCACTTACTGCAGCAGGAGAAGCTCCAACTTCTGGCTCTAAGGCAGATAAAGATGGAGATGGAAAGTTAGACCCTGCTTTTCTATCTGAAAAAGCTTCCGCTCAACTTCGTGATAAATCAGGAAAATTTGCAAAGATGGGTGGCCGAGTAATCATCGGTGGTCGTCCTAACTATCAAGGAAATATTCGTTCTATTGATAACGTAACAGGAAATGTCAAAGTAGAACTTGATAATGGAAACCTTATTGATGTCAACGCAAAGCTCACAGAGCCGCTAGAGACTTACACCCCAATTCCTCAAGGCTTTGCTGAAGGCGAGTTAGATACAAACGGAATTCTTGGAGAGCCTCGCACTCCTATGGATTCTCCAATTCGTATGCCAGGAACTTTACCTCCACTTAATGCTCAAAGTTTAAGTAAAGTACTTACTGATTATCCATCTTGGGTATCTGATCAAAGACTTTCTCCAGATGTTGCAGCGAAGCCAAGTGGTGTAGATATGTCTGGTCCTGCTGCTAGAAGTGCAAATCCTTTAGAAAAATATTATTCAAAAACTAGTCCTTCTGATATGCCTAGAAAAGCAGTAAATGCTTACAACATTCCTATTCTTAAAAAGTGGCTTGAATCAGGTCCAGAATATAGAAGAGCCCGTAATCCACTGCTAGATCCTTACACAGATGCAAAAGGAGCAAAGAGTCCTTTCCTAGATAAAAAGGGAGATCCTCTAAAAGCTTCAGCTGAAAAACCAGTGCAGGTAACACCAATGACATCTGATGTTCCAGTTATTCACATGGCAGTCGTTTCTCCAGATGACCCACAAGCAGTGATGGATTTAGTTGCTTTAGTACCAACAACTGACTCTTCAACTGAGCCAACAACCTTTACTCGTAAAGATGGTAAGTGGATTCCAGAACCACAGATTCTTTCAGATCTTCGTAGCGCAACACCACCTCCAGTAGTCGTTCTAGACGACACAAATCTCGTTGATGTTCTAGAGCAGGTAGATGGAAAGAAAGCAGTTACTGCTGCTGGTGGCGCAGACCGAAATCGTGGACAAGCAGAAAAGCTTCGTCGTTATTGGACTTATGGCAAAGGTGCAGCCAAGATTCGTTGGAGAACTCCAGGAGACTGGACTCGTTGCTACAAGCAACTTGCTAAATACATGGGTCCTCGTGCCAAGGGTTATTGCGCCCTCCGTCACAAAGAGATGAATGGCTACTGGCCAGGAGATCGTAAAAACCAAGAGACTTCTAATTTTTCTGTCAATACAATGCATTCATATGACCAACTTCTGAGCACTTTTGCAATGAAGGCAAAAGCAGCAGATGCTAGGTCAAGAGTCCTAATCGCTGGAGCTTACGAGACCAGCGAGACTGCAAAAACTCAGGGGGCAGAGTTTGTAATCCCTCTTGTTATTCCAGAAGGTATGGAGTCTGGCGACGGAAGAATTATGAGAAAGGGTGCTCTCGATATGAGAGAACTTCCTCTACCTCTTCTATGGCAGATTAAAACAGGCGAAGGACATGACGGTTCTGTCGTAGTTGGTCAGATTGTATCTATGGAAAGAACTGACGACGGTATTGGAAATGCTCGTGGGCACTTCGATACTGGCGAGTATGGTAAAGAAGCAGAGCGTTTAGTTCGAGGTGGATTCATCAGAGGAGTATCAGCTGACCTAGATCAGTTTGAGGCTGATGATGAGCGCAAAGAGGACGAAAACGGATCTGACACTAAGGTAGAAGCAGGTAAAATTACTATAACAAAAGCACGAGTCATGGCTGTGACTATCGTGCCTAAACCTGCTTTCCAAGAGTGCACAATTCAGTTAGCTGATCAGGCTAGCGTTGAGGAGGATGAAGTGAATATTCCTGACGGAGTTTACGTCGAGGGAGTCAATGCTCTGGAAGCTTCGGCTCTAGTTGCTTGTGGAATGATTGCTGGAGCAATTCCAGTAAACCCACCAACAGAGTGGTTTAACGACCCACAACTTAAGGGACCTACACCTCTTACTGTAGATGATGATGGCCGAGTATTCGGACACATTGCTGCATGGCACGTCGACCACATTGGTATGACAGCAGGAACTAAACCTCCTCGTAGCCGTAGCAAATATGCCTACTTCCATACTGGAGTAGTTCGTACTGACAATGGAACTGATGTTCCAGTTGGTCAATTAACTCTTGCGGGCGGACATGCTGGTCTCGAAGCATCTGCAGCAGAGGCAGTACGTCATTATGACGATACTGCATCTGCAATTGCAGACGTTCATGCTGGTGAAGATGCTTACGGAATCTGGGTCGCTGGCTCAGTTCGTCCGGGATCTAGCCCAGAACAAATTCGTGCACTTCGTGCATCAGCACCTTCTGGTGACTGGCGCCCAATTAAAAATTCCCTAGAACTAGTTGCCGTATGTCAGGTAAATGTTCCAGGATTCCCAATCGCTCGTGCCCGTGTTGCATCAGGTCAAGTAATGGCTTTGGTTGCAGCAGGTGCAAGCACTCTTGCAATGCTAAAGAGCGACCCACTTGCAGAACTCAATGCTCGTATTGCTGATCTTGAAGGCGATAAGAAGATGGCGCTAGTTGCTTCTGCTAATGATGTCCGTGCTCGCTTTGAAACAAACCGCATGGAAGTTCTCGCTGCTAAGAAGTTAGAGCTTGCTGCAAAAGTTAAAAAAGTTAAAGAAGATGCAGATCAAGATGTTGACTACATGATCCAGATGCTGGATGATGACCCAGAAAATGAAATGGCAGTTATCTCTCGCCGAGTTCGTGAACGCTTAGCTAAGGAAGGCAAGGCTCTAAACGATGGTTCATTTCCAATCAGGAATGCTGGAGATTTAAGAAATGCTATTCGTGCTTATGGTCGTGCTAAGCCAGGAAACCGTGGCAAAGTAAAGCGCCACATTATGAAGCGTGCTATTGGTCTTGGTAAGGAAGAACTAATTCCAGAAAACTGGAAGGGTGCTGCTTCTAACCTTGACGAGATTGTTGCCTCAATGAAGGCTCGTACTGAAGAGTTCGGAACTCGCCTTGGAGCAGAGTTTGCAACCAATTCTGAAGCACTTTTTGCAGAGCAAATTACAGATGAAATTGTGGACTTAAGCCCTGAAGAAATTCAAGCTTTGAAGGAAGAAGCCAAGGCTCGTGAAGAGGGTAGAGCCACAGATGGTGAAGCACCTCCAGAGAGAGATGCTGATGGCCGTGTCAAGTACACCGCTGAAACCCAACCTCGTGATGCAACAGGAAAATTTAGAACAGTTTTAGCCCGTATCAAGCAAGACCTTGGAACCTCTGGTTTGCAGAATGTCTTGGATAAGGTTAAAGAAGCAGAAAACTTTGATAGCACTGGCGATTACGCTGGAGCAGCCAAAGCAGCCACAGATTTGATCGGAATTATTGACCGATTGGACTCTGGAGCGCTAAATGCTGAATCTTTAGAAAACGTCCGTAATAGCGCTGGTGAGCTTGGAAAGGTTATTGCTAACCTACCATTCGCATTCGGCGAGGAAGCACAGAAGATTCGCTTCTCAGATGTTCCCCCAGCACTTCGTGACCTTATGGAAGATATGATCACGAAGGTAGAAGCAAAGATTGGCAAGGAAGATGCTGATATTGCTACTGCTGAACTAAAACAATTCATCTCAGGAAGTGAGCTCTACAACCAATCAGAGATCTCATCCCAGATGGCAAAGCTTCTTAGGTTACTTACCTAAGTTGATCAAAAACCGTACAAATAACTAAATAAGAAGTAATGTAATATATAACTAGGTGGAGTGCCTCCACGCATCTAATGCGTCTGTGAGTCCCTCGGCCTTTGACTGATAAGCGAGACAGGTTATTCGTACCTGTCGCAACTGACCCGGAGGAGGGACAGTAATGGACCAAATCAAAGACATGATGGACCAGTTAGCAGATCTCGATAGCGATCAAGTTACCGACCTGCAAAACAAGATCATCAAGGAATTTGAGTCCGTTGAGAAAGAAGATCCAACTCCCCAGACAGTTGACGCAATGTCGTCATTAGCCGACATGCTTGACACCGTTCGTGGTGAATTCAAGCGACGTGAGGCAGCAGCACAGGAGCTCGCACAACGAGCAGCCGAGGCAGCTTCTCGTGTACATGGCAATGACGGTGAAAAGGATATGGAATCCGATTCCGAAGATAAGAAGGAAGAAATGCCAGCAGAAACTGAAGCAATGGCAGAAATGCCAGTTGAAGAAGAGAAGCCAGCAGATATGCCTTCAGAGGAAGTTCCCGCAGCCGAAGCTCCTGTAGCAGAAGAAATGCCAGCAGAAGAAGAAGCACCATCAGAAGCGATGGACGAGGAAAAGAAAAAGGAAGAGGAAAAAATGTCTGAAGCGTCAACCGAAGCGGATAAGACCGCAGAGTTCTCAACAGAATCAAATCTTACCGAAGTTACAGCCGTAGCTGAGGATGCTGTAGTTGCAGATGGCTCAGAGCCAGAAGCAGTTGCAGAGGTAGTAGAAGAGGCTCCAGTAGCAGAAGCAGTAGAAGCAGAAGCAGTTGTAGCAGATGAAGCAGTAGCTTCAGATGATGCAGCAGCAGTTGCTGATGTTGCTGATGGTGCAGAAGCATCAGTAGTAACCCAAGAAACCCAAACTGAGTCAATGACTCAAGAAATTATGGAGGCACCCGTGACCGCCGCTGCAAATGCAGACAACCTCAATATTGAGGTCCCGGCTGATCGTCGTCCTATCACAGAGACTTCTGCCGCAGCTGTGGCGATCACAGCGGGCGCAGACATTCCTGGATATACGGCTGGAAGCTCAATGGACTCAATGTCCGACGTTTCAGTAGCGATGGAGAAGCGTCTACACGCTCTTCGTCGTGTTAATGGTGGAGATGGAGAACAACACATTGTTGCTTCTATCACCACACAATACCCAGAAGGCCGCACCCTTACACAGGATGCAGAATCAAACTGGGCAAAAGTACAAGCTGTAACTGGTCCAGAAGCACTTGTTGCTTCAGGTGGCCACTCAGCACCATTCGAAGTTAAGTACGACATCTTTGGACTTGGCACAACTGCCCGTCCACTTCGTGACGCACTTCCTCGATTCCAAGCAGACCGTGGCGGTATCCGCTTCGTAACTCCACCAGTACTTAGCTCATACGCTAACGCTGTTGGTATCTGGACTGCAGCAAACGATTCAGCAGAAACACCAAGCCCAGCTTCAAAGTTGAGCCTAACTGTTTCAGCAGCTTCAGAGCTAACAGTCGCAACAGATGCAGTTACATTGCAACTACAGTTCGGTAACTTGATGTCTCGTGCATATCCTGAATTGATCGCTCGTCACAACGAGCTTGGTCTAATCCAGCATGCTCGTGAGGCAGAAGGCCAAATCCTTACACGTTTGACAGCTTTGTCAACTGCTGTAACTTCAACATCTCTAATCGGTGTAGCTCGTGACTTCCTTGTAACACTTGGTCGTGCAGCAGCTAACTACCGTGGACGTCACCGTCTAGAGGCAGATGCACCACTTCGTGTTATTGCTCCAGCTTGGATCAAGGACGCTATGGTTGCAGATCTAGCTCTACAGATGCCAGGCGATGCAACTCTTAACGCTGCATCAGAGATTGATGGCTTCATTGCTTCACGCAACATCAACATCACATACCACATCGATGATTTCACAGACGCTCAGAGTGCAGCAGCACTTAACGAGTTTGCTGATACATTCGTTTGGTACATGTTCGCTGAAGGAACATTCTTGTTCCTAGATGGCGGTACATTGGATCTTGGTGTTATCCGTGACTCAACCCTCGTTGGTACAAACGACTACAAGATGTTCGTTGAAACCTTCGAAGGTGTTGCAAAGATTGGCGTTGAATCACTCAAGGTCACATCAACCATCTCAGTGAACGGTGTAGCAGCAGCTCTCCGTGACACAACAGGTGGCGCAACAGCTGCGGCTATCGAGTACTAAACCGTACACGAATAACCCTTAGTAGTTAATTACCCGAGCAGACACTCAGAAGAAAGAGGAAGATCGAAAATGGCGTTTAGAGGAATTTATCCAGCACCAGATTTGACCCCTGCCCCTTGTGGCCTTCTGAGTGTCGCTCGTGTAATGTCACACGGTGGCGCAGACTACGATGAGCGTTGGGTTCGTGGTTTTAGCTACGAATTTGACTCTCAGCCAGAAGTTGAAATTTTTACAGTAAATGATGCAACAGTTACTGGTGGAACAGTTGGAACCTCAACACTTCCTCAGTTCAAGGAATACGATCCTTTCTTTATCCAAGTAACAGATACTCGCTCAGCGTTTGGTCTAACTGGAGAAGATCGCTTCAAAGTTGCACTTGCTCAACTAGATGTAGTAACACAGAAGGCAGTAGAGCTCGAGCTTTGGGAAGGCGTTGCAGCACTAGCCGAAACTAATGGGAATGACTTTTTAAGAGAATCAGGAGCAGCAACCGTTGTTAACAGCGGTGCTCTCGCTCCAGCAACAGCTTTGATGCTGTTGGAACAAGCGATTTCTAGTTCACCTGCAGGTATCAATGGAGTCATCCATATGACTCGTGATGTTGCGTCGATCCTCGGATCACGCCTTATCTACTCACCAGCAGATGGCGGAAAAACAGGCAAGGCTATGACTCGTTTAGGTACAGAGGTAGTTATTGGTTCTGGTTACACAGGTGCTGGTCGCATTGGCGATTCAAACACCACTGCATCTGCTTCAAACAAGTGGATGTTCGCAACTGGACCTATTGACGTACATCTAAGCAAGCCTGAAGTTGTAAACGAAAACCTTGGACAAGGCTTCACAGTTAGCACAAACACTAATGACCTTACAGTCAAAGCCGTTCGTGCAGCTGCGGTATACTTTGATCCATCGATTCATTACACAGTACGACTAGCACTACCAACCACCTAAGCAAAACCAATAGAAGGAGAACACTGGAATGGCCACTCAAGAATATGCGGCTAGCGTCCAAGGTGTGTCGATCCGAGTCACCAGACTGGACGCCGCTGGCAATCTGCTCAATGGAGCAGGAGACAGCTACACAACTTCGGCGTTCCTCCGCACGTCTTTTACACCTGAATATGAAGAGGGTGACGAAATTGTTGAGAAGTCAGCTGACGGCACAGTATGCGTGTCATACAAAGCCCCTGACACTCTCAAGCGCATTACAATGGAACTCGCAATTTGCGAACCAGATACAGAACTTTCACAGCTAATCTCAGGCGGTTTGTTGCTTCGTAAGAACTTTGGTTCTTTCGCATCACCAAACAACAAGTCTGTTGGTTGGGCTGCACCATCTGTTGGCGATGACCCAACAGGTAACGGCGTGGCACTAGAAGTTTGGTCATTTGCTGTTGCAGACGGACGTCGTGCAGCAACAAACCCTTACTTCCACTGGGTATTCCCATACGTCAAGCTACGTCAGTCAGGTGACCGTGTAATTGAAAACGGTATGCTTGCAACAACATTCGAAGGCTATGGCCTTGGAAACATCTCATTCGGTTCAGGTCTTGATGGCCGCTGGGAGTATCCAGTAGCTTCTGAGCGTTCATATTCATATGCTCGTGCATCATGGGCTCCAACAGGTCTTAAGGGCTTCTACCAATGGTTTGATGAAGCAACTAATACTGTTTCAAACAAGGCTCTAACATCAAATATTGCTACTTTGACAACAGGAACCGCACACGGCTTCCTAGCAGGTCAGAGCGTGACTGTAGCTGGCGTGGATAGCACCTTCAATGGTACTTACACAATCACTGCAGTTCCAACAACAACATCATTCCGCTATGCAAAGACTGCAACAGATGTTGCATCTACAGCAGTTTCACCAACAGGTACAGTTCTTCGTAACCGTGGATATCTATCGGTTTCAGACTTTGCCTCACAAGGATCAACAACTGCATTTAACGTTCCAGGTAACGAAGAATACAATGCAGATCTACCAATTGACTACATTATTGCGTCAACTGAGGATCCATCAGCGTAATTAAATAAGAGGAGGCGGGCAGCGTACCGATGGTATATACCGTTGAAACGTTGCCCGCTTTTTCTATTAGAGACGGGAAGAACTTATGAGTAATCTATGGGTAACACCAGAAGAGCTTGGCGACCATGCTGACTCTGACTATGCCTATGATGCTTGTAAGACAGCTTCTTATCTTCTTTGGGGGATGTCAGGCCGTAAATTTACAGGGATTACAACTGTCACAGAGCGTTATGTATCATCTTTTGATCCATACCTAAGGACTGCTGGTTCAAATTTTAATTATTCTCCAGTACTTGTTGATGGCAGAATAGAAAACGTTCCATATGTGGGATATGGGTATGATAAAGATTATCAAGGAGATGGAACAACCGCTTCATCTCGTCTAAGACTTCGTGGCCGTAAAGTTGTAAAAATTCACACCGTTAGAAATTTAGACGGCGAAATGGTAGACCCAAGTAAGTATTATCTTGCAGATCACTCGACCCTTATCGGCGTATCAGGAGCCAACTGGTTCTCTTCTCGTGTAGAGGTTACATATACCTATGGAAGCCCTCCACCAACGGCTGGAAGGGCTGCTGCACGCATTCTAGCCACCGAGCTAGTCAAACTATATGAAGGTGACGATACTTGCGCCCTACCGCAACGTGTGACCTCTATATCTCGTCAGGGAGTTTCTTACACTCTTCTTGATAGCCAAGACTTTATTGATGAACTTCGCACTGGTATCTATGCTATCGATCTATTTCTTAAGACAGCTAACCCAGACAAGGCTCGTGCTCGTTCACGAGTATTTTCACCAGATATTCCTCGTGCTCGCCGTATTACTGGCGCATCACCTCTTTATCCTCTTAGCGCAAACGATCTCTATGTTGGCGCAGATGGAACATCTAACATTTATTATTTTTCAGAGATTGCTGCCGACTTCCTAGACGGAGACAGCGCTTGGACAATCCTTACTGAGGTATCAGACATTAATAACAACACAACCACAGAAATCCCTAACGCTGCTGTTATTGATCGTGTAGAAAACACAATCCGAGTAAGTGCCACATTTACACAAATCAACAGCATTGTTGGTCCCCGTGATCCAGGTGTACTCGATCTTTATGCAGTGCGTCCAAGTCTTGCTAATCCTGCGGTGAATGAAGTTGTTCACCTTGTCTCCAGCAACGTAATCGTTCAGCTGGGGGAAAGAACAATTCCAATCTATACTGTGTAATACGACAACCTAAAGACAAGAGGACATATGCCTACACCTATTAATACAGCAACTGTTGATGATGGAGCTAAAAACCTAGCTGCTCTTATGCAGGGAGTTCTTGACTCCGTCATTAGCACATATGCATCATACACAATGCCGCTACCAGGTCGTAGATATTGGACTCTTGGAGAGCCTTCAGTAGACTGCGAGCAAGTTGTAGTTTCTATGCTGCAAATGTATATCGGATCTCCAGGAGATGAAGCAACTGAGCCACGACGCTGTAATGACCCGAGAAGCGCAACACTTATTGTTTCTGTTTCTAGAGAAGTCCCTACAGTTTCTGCTAACGGCAAAGCACCAGCAGCAGATGATATTCAAGCTTTTTCCGAAATTTCTGCATACGATGCATGGATTCTTTTAGATAGCTCACGGGCTCTTGACCAGTGGGCTACGGGTGGTTCGTTTGGCCTAGGTGTTATTGCAACTGTTGAAACAAATGCTCCAGAGGGTGGTTTTCAAACAGTTACAATGACTATTACAGTGGCGGTTCCATAATGACTGTAAAAATTCAATACTTTAAACCAGCTATTCAACGACTTCTATACGATACTAACGGCGATGTAGGAAGATATTTAAAAAATCAAGGTGATGAAATTATTAGATTAGCTAAGCAGCAAGTGGGGTATAAAACAGGAAGACTTCAAGGATCTATTGCACATAAAAGACATTTTAGAGATTCTAGGGGTCAACAAATGTGGATTGGTTCTGACGTGAGATATGCATTAATCCACCACGAAGGACGAGGTCCTCAAGTAATAGCCCCTAGATATGCAAAAGTTCTTCGTTTTGTCTCTAGAGGAAAAATAGTCTTTGCTCATAAAGTTATAAATAAAGGTACTAAGGCTAATAAGTATCTTTCTGACCCTATGCGTAAAGTGATAGAATAATAAGGCAACAAATCAACGACAGAAAAGGAAATAATACATGACAACACGATTTAAGGATTTTGGAAGTGGTGGAGAAGTTAATCTAACTCCACTGTCTTTTAAACTTCATGGAGAAGAGTTTCATTGCAAGCCTAGTCTTCAAGGAAAAGCCTTGTTAGATATGGTTTCTAATGCAAAAAGTGGAGAAGCAGAAGATGTTTCCCACACAATTACAAGTTTTTTCTCTAAGGCTATGATTCAAGAAAGCTACGACAGATTTCTTGTATTACTAGATTCCTCAGATAAAATTGTAACTATTGAATCTCTTGGAGAGATTACTGCTTGGCTAGTGGAAGAGTATTCAGGCCGCCCTACGTCGGGGCCAGAGCAATCTCTGAGTGGGCAGTAGAACTCTGGCCGTATGTAAATGGAAAAGCTATAGTGAACGGACTTAAATTGGCTGAGTTAGAGATGTCTGACATGTTAGATGTTATGCATTTTTATATGGAAGAAGATTTTTCTCGCTCTTCTACTGCTGAGCAAAGTGAGGCCAAAGATAAGGCTAGAGAGTTGATCTATTCATCACTCTATAACCAAAAATATACTTTAGCTAGAAAAAATAAAGACTATCAGACAGCAAACTCTAGTGGAGAATTCTACGAAGACGAGATAGTCCCTGTAGATCCTTTAAAGGAACCTACGAAGTCTTATTTTCCCTCAACAGACTTCAACCCAGAATCGCCAAAACCCTTTGGTGATCTACTAGATGCCCCTATCGGCAACTAGTTTTTACTTGCATTGGAGGTGATGGCTTGTGGCAGTAGTTGGTAGTGCAGAGATAATTGTTAGAGCCATCACCGATGGTGTTAAAAAAGATATTGACAGAGCATTTAACGATGCCGATTCAGCTGGTGACAGAGCTGGTGTTAAAGCAGGTAAAGCTTTTTCTAGAGGATTTAAAAATCAATCTGATGGAAGAATATTATTTGGAAAATTTTACGACGCTAAAGCAATAGCTGGTCTTCAAAAAACCAGACAAAGATTTTTAGATTTAAACGCTTCAGCATATCTACTATCAGTGGGTATTACCGCAGTAAGTGGTGTTCTAGGTTCTTTAATAGGTGGTTTAGGTGTCGTTGCAGCAGTAATTGCAGCTTCTGTAGCTCCAGCATTCTTAGGATTAGTTGGAATACTAGGGACAATTGTAGCTATTGCAGGTACTTTAAAGGCAGTGTTTAGTGGTGTAGGTGATGCACTAAAAGCTCAGGGAGAATCAGCTGCAGGTGCTGCAGAAAGAGAAAAAGCTTTAGCCCAAGCAACAAGAGCTCTTGAAGATGCAAAATATAATTATAACGAAACTGTAAAAGAAACTCAAAAAAGAACAAAAGCTGCAGCAGATGCTATCGAATCTGCAGCAGACGCAGAAGTGGATGCAAGACGTAGTGTAGAAAACGCTGAGCGTGCGTATCAAGATTCGGTTGAAGAAACTGCTGAAGCGTTAGAAGCAGTAACTGAAGCTCGTGAAGAAGCAAAAGAAGCTATTCAACAACTTCGCTTCGAGCTTGAAGGCGGAGTTATTTCCGAGAAAAAAGCACGCCTTGAGTTTGAAAAAGCTCGTGAATCTTTACAACGTGTTCAAGATCTTCCACCTAACTCTCGTGCTCGCCGTGAGGCTGAGCTTGCTTTTGCTGAAGCAGATCTTAACCTTCGCCGTGCTATTGATAAAAATGGAGATTTACGAAAGAAAACCGCTCAAGCCAATAAAGAGGGTATTGACGGAAACAAAAACGTAATATCAGCAGAAAAAAACCTAATAAAGGCTCGTCAAGCTCAAAATAATGCTGAAGTAGATGCATTTAAAGCAGCTAAAGATTTAACAAAAGCAACTAAGGATCTTAGTGAAGCAAGGGCATTTGCAGCAAAAAACGGCGAGCTAGAAAAGAAAAATTTAAGAGATCTTGAGCTTGCACAACGTGCTGTAACAGATGCTACTCAGGCTCAAAAAGACGCTATGACTAGCGGCGGTCTTAGTGAGTATCAAAAGGCAATGGAAAACCTTTCTCCAGCAGCTCAGGACTTTGTTAAAGCTATGGAGCCTATTAAAAAGGCTTTAGGTGACCTTAGAAAGGAAATGCAAGAAGAGTTTTTCCCAGGATTTACAGAAGCAGTAACTGGACTTGCAAATGTATATATTCCCTTACTTACACCGTCTTTAAAAGCTTTAGCAGGAGAGCTTGGGAATGTTGCAAAGAAATTTAAAGATGCTTTTGTTACTCCAGAAAAACAAGCAGAAATAAAACTAATATTTGATGATTTTGTAATTATTACTGGCAATCTTGGAGATGCATTTATTGATTTATCTTCTGCGTTTACAACACTGCAAGCAGCTTTTTCACCATATGTTGTTGAATTTTCAGAGTTTGTCAAGAAAAAAGCAGAGTCATTTAAAAACGCTGTAGAAGAGAAAAAAGCAAATGGTGAATTAAATGACATATTTAAAAAAGGAACAGATGTATTAAGAGATCTTTCTGCAGCTATTGGAAACGCTATTTCAGCTTTAGCGAATTTTACTGATGCTGCCACTGGTCCCGGTAGTGGCGGTCAAATTTTCTTAGATTGGTTAAAAGAAACTACAGCCGATTGGGAAAAGTTTACTGCTGGAGGAGACGAAAATTCTGGTTTAGTACAAACAATTGCTGATCTTGCTACAAATGCTACTAAGGTTTTAGATCTTTTTGGAGATCTAATTTTAATCCTTGTAGAGATAGCTGCTAGTAAAGGTTTTGGCGAATTTGTAGATAAACTTAGAGAAGCTACTCCTGTAATTAAAGACATAGCTTTAAAAATTACAGAAGCTTTACCAGCTTTCGGTGATTTTGTTAAATCTTTAGCAGACTTTGTTAACGTTGTTGTTGACGCAGCGCCAATTCAGCTATTCTTTAACATACTAAAGGGCGCTTTAGATACTCTTGTATTTGTCCTTGATAATCCTGTTGGTAAAGCTCTTCTCGCCTTCAGTGGTCTTCTTCTTGCTGGTTCTATTGCAGTCAACAAGATATCCGCCGCTGTTACTTTCTATAAAGGTGCTCTTCTTGGAGCCTACGCTAATATAAAACTTTTTTACACTTCAGTCACACAAAGCACTATCTTTGTTAAAGCAAAAACAGCTGCTATATGGCTACTAAACACAGCTGGTAAAGCTCTTAGGGCAACACTTACTCTTTTAAATACAGTATTTATGCAGACCCCTCTAGGAAGAATTATTTTCCTTGTTGGACTTGTTATCGCAGGATTTGTTTCACTTTATAAAAATAGTGAAAAAGTTAGAGAAATTGTTGACGAAGCATTTAAAAAAGTTAAAGAGGCAGTCGAAAAAGCGTGGACTTGGATCAAAGAAAATTGGCCAGAAGTTCTTGCATTTTTAACTGGTCCAATTGGAAAAGCTGTATTAGCAATTATTAAGAATTGGGATGATATTGTTGCTTATGTAAAAGAGATCCCACAAAAACTTAAAGATGGTGCATCCAAAATGTGGACATGGGTTACAGACTACTTTAAGGAACAATGGGATCTAACTAAAAAAGA